TGGGTGTACCTGGGGGGGCGTCTTCCTCGACACCAACTCGCCGGACGAGGACCACTGGTGGTTCGACGCCGAGGCCAATCCCCCCGAGGGCTGGGAATTTTTCGTCCAGCCTGGAGCACTCATGGAGGTCGAGGGTAAGTTCGTACGCAACCCGAGGGCCGAGAACATCCGGAACCTCAACGGGGGCCACGAGTACTACCTCAAGCGGGTCGCGGGTAAGAAGAAGTCCTACGTCCGCGTCTACTACTGCAACCAGTTTGGGTATGTGGAAGAAGGGAAGCGGGTGCACCCTGAATACAACGACTCAATTCACGTAGCCCCCTCCCCGCTCATCCCCGACTCTCGCCACCCTGTCGTCGTCGGATTCGACTTCGGGCTCACCCCTGCCGCCGCGTTCTTCAGCCGTCGTCCGAGCGGCCAATGGTGGCTCTTCCACGAACTCGTGACGGAGAACATAGGGATCAAGCAATTTGCGGAGCTGGTCCTCATCCCGTACCTAATCGAGAACCTGCTGGATTATTCCGTGACCTATTACGGCGACACGCACGGGAACGTCGGGGCTCAAACGGACAAGAAGACCCCCGGCCAAATCTTCGAGGCACTCGGGATTCACGTCCAGATGCCCGACTTGGGAACGGGAGATACGATCCGGCGCGAGGCTCTGGCCCAGCCCCTATCCCGTATGATCGACGGCCAGCCCGGACTCCTCGTTGACCGCAACTGCAAGACGATCCGGAAGGGCCTCAGCTCCAAGTTCTACTACAAGCGGGTGCAGGTCGTGGGGGACGAGAAGTACCACGATAAACCCGAGAAGAATTTCTGGTCTCACGTATGCGAGGCCGCGGAACACGCAATGGTGGGCGCTGGCGAGGGTAAACTCCTTACCCGTAGACCCACTCCAAAGAAGAAAGTAAATCGAAAGTTTAGATCAATTGGGTGGATGGGGTCGTGACCCCCTCTTCCAGATAAGGGAGACAATTATGGAATACACCACCGCAGACCTTAGTGGGGCAGGGGAATATACCGATTGGATAAGCCCGAAGAAGAACAAGGCTTATGGGACCCTGACAGGATTTCTGGACTTTATGATAAGCGGAACATGGGAGGGGACCCTGACGGTGCAGAAGCGCCATACCCACAACTCAACTCCGACGGACCCTGTTGATTTAGTCCAGTATACCACTAACAAGGCAAACTTGATTGAGGATCATTCAGCTTCGGTTGAATACCGTATCGGGTTTAAGATTGGAGACTATACAAGCGGCACGGCAACCGTGCGATTGGAGCAGTAATATGAGTCATCCGCGATCGCATATATGGGACTTTGATGATAAAGCCGACAAAGACACCGATGCCGTAGTAGGAAACCTGCTGCAATCAATCACCGGTGGAGGGTATGAAGATTCGGGGATTGCGGCGGCTGAGGTGAAAGGCCACCTTGGCAGCACCAACGGTCATCCGGTCGCCACAGCATCAGTCGACGGCTTCATGTCTAAGGAATATGCCGCCAAGGTAGACATCCTGTCTGCCGCAAAAATCAATTATTCCGGGTACCCGGGAGAAGCCGGGTTCCCTAACGGCATTTGTCCAGAAGACAGCCTGCCGTCAGGCATGCTGCCGTTGTCCGGATATACAGACCCCACCAGCCCGAATTACGGAAACTATATCTATTCCGACGGGTCCATTATGGTCTACCGCCCTCAGACTTTTATAAAAGTGGGTGATGGCACCAACGGGCTGGCAGTAAATGAAGTTGATGTTGTTCCCTGGGATGCGTTTGCAACCGAAGCCGAGGCAAATGATGCTGGGTATTTCATCCATGATATTTTTAAAAACGGTGCCGTGCTGAAAAAAGGTATATTCAGGGATAAGTATCATAATTCCAAAAATGCAAAAGGCGCCGGGTTTGTTGCCAGCTCAATTAAAAACGGACTGCCGATTTCCATGAGTGCCGATCATAACCCGGTTGCCGACCTGACGGCTTGCTCAGCAAACGCCTATTATGAGGCGATTAATGCCGCACATGCCAGGGATGGTGTTGACGGGGCAGTGAATGCAAGCTCTATCTTTTTTGTTGAGCCTCGGCAGTTTGCCGCTTACATGGCCCTGACCACCACGGCCCACGCACAAGCATCCACATCAGACACTTATTGTGCCTATTATGATGCGACAGGCGTGACAAACTATCCCAAAGGGTGCAACAACAACGCGCTCGGAGATACCGATGACGGGTCTGTCTCCTATGTGAGTGACGGATATTCCAATTGCGGCAAGGCCGGATCAGGTACACCGTTTGCGAAAATAACCGATAATGGGCAGGAGTGTGGAATAGCAGATGTAAACGGCCTGATGTGGCGTATTAACATTGGTATGACCTGTATTACAACCACCGCCTCTATCACCTCAGCGACTCAGGCAAACCCGTGCCAGATCACAGCGGCTGCGCATGGCAAGTCAACCGGCGATTGGGTTATGATCACTGGGGTTGCAGGTATGACAGAACTCAACGACAAATTGTATCAGATAACTGTCGTTGATGTAGACAATTTCACCCTGGATGGCATCGATGCCACCTTGTACACAGCATATACGTCAGGTGGAACCGCCACGTTCGGTGCGTTTTACAAAAAAACGGATGCGGCTGAATATGAGGATTTTACGTCTGGGAACTCATTGGCCACAGACCACTGGGGAGCAACCGGTGTTGCAGCAATGATGGAGGAGGTTGAGCTGGAATTTGTTTCTGGTGGTGCCTTTGCGCAATGGTTCGGGAACAGTACAAACCAAGTGTTGAGTCCAGATATCACAGGAAATGATTTTGAGATTCTCCAGCTCGGCTTGCCTGTTTCCGGCGGGGCCAGTTCCGGTGGTACCAATTTGTTCGGATCTGATTATTTTTACCAGTATATCAGAAATGAACTATGCGTGCTTGCCGGCGGCTATTGGGCCTATGGTTCCAACGCCGGGGTGTTCAGCGTCGCTTTGAACTACTACCGGACGCTTTCTCGCGACTACGTCGGGTTTGCCTGCGCCTGTTACCCTGTGTAGCGAAGCGATAGCGAGCGATAATGTCTGAGCCGGTCTTGAATAGAAAGTTTGTGGAAATGATGCAGCTGCTGAACATCTATCTAAATCATTTCCCCAAACATGAAAAATACGCTTTGTGCAATCAGATAAGGAACACTGCATATGAGGTTTACAATCTCATCACTTACATATTAAACCATAACAACAACATTGTCAACCAGAAAATCTCAGAAAAGAGAGGGTGTTATGATCATTAAATACCAAAAGGTCACTGACCTGCACACAACCTACACATTGGCTGAACCAGACTATCATGATGGTGATGCCCGTTGTACTGAACTGGCAACTCTAAACGGCATTACATATGTCCATGTGCCTGACTCAATCACCCTGCCTATCCAGCCGGAACAAATCACGGTTGAGGAAGTCACACTGACCCCGGAACTGCGGGAGGAAATAAAAGCCGTATCTCCGTGCGTCCGGTTGTCTTACAAGCGGCTGCAAGATCGGATCAGGTCCAGGTACAGCCTGGAGGATGAAGCTTACTACACCCGAATCAGTGTAGGTGTGCTGATGGGGACGTATGAAATGCAGCCAGGTGAGCTTGATGAGCTTGCAGCTTACCAGGCATGGGTCGAAAAGTGCCGAGAGATCGCCAGGCTGGAACGGGCTGTGTGGGGGCTGTAATGTTACGAGCATCAATCATTTGTTTCATAGTCGCAGCCCTGACGCTTTGGCTGATGGGTTGCACAGAACAAACCTATCAACCTTTCCCTGAAGGAGGCCAGGAAGTTCAGTCTCCCATCGGTTACGAGATCCACTGCCAGGAATTTCCAGATAGTATTTTCTGTAAGGAGGCTGAATGAGAAATCTTGCTGAAAAAGTACATTCAGATGTCCAGCGGCTGTTCACCTATAAATCAGACAAAGAACAGTTCCAGGACTTCTGGGATCACTGGAAAAGCTGGGCAGATGAGGTAGAGGCCAATCAGCTGTTTTCTGACGATTGTGACGGATTCTGCCTCACCTGCGCTGAACTCTTGATTAGGCAAGGAGCAAAGCCTGAAGACGTGACCATCTGTGATGTGACAACGGAAACAGGCGGGCGGCATCTGGTTTGTGTATATGGATCATGGGTTCTGGATAACAGATACTATTATGTGCCTTACTGGAAAGATTTGAATTATGAATGGCGCAGGTCGATGAGAATGGATGAACCTGGAACATGGAGGAAAACTTGGAGCGCATACAGGAAAAAGTAACCAGCACATTGGATAAGGATTTACCCGCCAAGGATCGCGTGATCCAGCAAGCCCTCTCGCGTTTCCGCACCTCTATGAACTCCGAGCTCCACAACAGGCTCGAAGCCGCAGAGGACCTCCGGATGCTCGCGGGTCAGGACCACTGGCCTGCCGAGGTCGTACTCCAGCGGGAGCTCGAGGGTCGTCCGGTCCTTACCGTGAACAAGCTTCCGGGCTTTGCGGACCGCGTGATCAACGAGGGTCGCGTGAATCAGATCGCGATCAAGATTATCCCGCGAGGGGGTGGAGCATCGAAGGAGGTGGCCGAAACCCTTACAGGCCTAATCCGCGCGATTGAGCAGGAGTCCGACTCCGAGGTTGCATACCAGACGGCCTTCGAGGGTGCGGTGCAGTGCGGCTTCGGCTACTTCCGAGTAGTAACGAGTTACACGGAAGACTCCCCGTTCGACCAGGAGATACGGATCGAACGCGTGAAGAATAACTTCTCCGTCGTCCTCGACCCGGCTCGAACGAAGGCGGACGGATCCGACTCCCGATTTGCCTTTATCACCGAAATGATTAGCGTTGAGGAGTACGAGGCCCGCTATCCCGACGCCGACGTCCCCTCCTCTCTGCCAGATGACGGGGCCAACGCTGACGTCGGACACTGGTTCGAAGACTCATCGATTCGCGTCGGGGAGTATTGGGTCAAGGTTCCGCACAAAAAGCGGGTGTACCTGCTCTCAGACTCTCGAGTCGTGGACGGGGACGAGTGGGACGAGGCATACCCCCTACTCAAGGAGAAGGAACAACTGGTACACGTCACCCAAGACCCGCAAACCGGTCAACCCATTCAAGTCCCAGGCCCGGCCCCCGAGGGTTCCGGTCTACCCGAGATGATTCTCAATGAAGTCCCGCAAATCGAGCGGGAGCGCGAGATCGACTCGCACAAAGTCCAGCAGTATATCATTGACGGACAGAAGGTCATCAGCGGGCCGCACGAGTGGCCAGGCCGCTTCATCCCGATCGTACCCGTATGGGGTAAAGAAATTACGGTTGACGGCCAGACTCACCTCCGTGGTGCCATCCGGAACGCGAAGGACTCGCAGCGGATGTACAATTACTTCCGGACTGCCGCGACCGAGACCGTAGCCCTGGCCCCCAAAGCCCCGTGGGTTGGAACCGCCGAGCAATTCGAGGGTTACGAGGAGGAGTGGGCCGACGCCAACCGCTCCAACCGCGCCTTCCTAGCTTACAATCACGTTGCGGGTGTGAACCCCCCGATGCGCCAGATTGTGACTCAAACCGCAATCGGGGAGATTACCGAATCCAATATCAGCTCCGACGAGATGAAAGATACAACTTCGATCCAGGACGCGTCTCTAGGGGCGCAAGGGAATGAGGTCTCCGGTCTCGCGATAGCCCGTCGCCAGTCCCAATCTGACGTCGTGAACTTCACCTACGCTGACAATCGCCGCAGGGCCGTCAAATTCTGCGGAGAGATAATCCTTGACCTTATCCCGCGCATCTATGATACTGAACGCCAGGTCATGATCATCCGGCCCGACGACGAAGAAGAGTTTGTGACGGTGAACCAGGTAGTCCCCTCTCCCGTCTCGGACGAACCCTTGATCGTGAACGACCTATCCCTAGGAACCTACGGGGTGAGCGTAACGACCGGCCCATCCTTCCAGACTCAACGACAAGAGGCAGCGGCCTCCATGCTCGATTTCGTGCGGACCGCTCCCGATGCGGCTCGCTTCGTAATCGACCTGATCGCGGAAAACATGGACTGGCCCGGCGCGACCAAGATTGCCAACCGTCTCCGGAAGCTCCTACCCCCAGGGATTGACGAGGACGGACCTCCTCCCCCGCAGGAACCCTCGATTGACGACGTGATAAAGAAGCTCAGGGCCGAGGGGATAACCCTAGCCAACGAGAAAAGGATGTTGGATATCAAGGAGAAAAGAGACGAGATGACCGACGAGGGGAAGGCGTTCGACCGCGTCATCGAGGTCCTGGAGAAATACAAACGCGTAACCGACGAACCCAAAGGAGGAACGAGTGGGAGATCCGATTCGCGAGGGTGACATCGAAGCCCTACGGAACAGAAGGCGAGACGAGGGTAGACCCCTCAAGTCTCAAATCGTAATCAAGGATGGCAAGCGCTATTTCTACAACACCGACAAGAGGGGTCGCGTGC